GTGATCTCATTTAGAATCCAACCTGAGATGAGGGGAGGTAGAAATTGGCGAGTCCGAAACGGCAGCCTACAGCGTTAAAAATACTCAAAGGCGAGACTCGTACTGAGCGGCTCAACAAGAATGAACCCAAGCCGCAACCTATCGCGCCCGATCCTCCTGATTTCTTAGAAGGGTTAGCGCTTGAAACGTGGCAAGACGTTGCGCCGAAGTTAGAGCGATTAGGCATACTTACTGAGTTAGATGGTTTCGCGCTCGCTGCTATGTGTCTTGAGTGGTCTGAATATATTAAGCTAAGGACGTCCGGGGAGGAGAGCATACAGGTATTTGCAAATGGTACACGGAATTTATCTCCCGAGATATCTGCCGCGCACAAATGCTTAAAAGAGGCGAGGGCCTTTTTTGGCGAGTTCGGTCTTACTCCCTCCAGCCGTTCTCGCCTTTCTATTATGCCTGATAATGATGATGATATGGAAGGGTTGATATGAATAAGCTACGATGGCAGTACAGATTATTTCTGTCAGTTATCGAGAAGTGTATAGAAGCGCGTAACACTCCGTACAGGGTTTTATTTTGGAGAACGTTTTTTTCCCGAACTGTTGCACGAAAATATAAGCATGGATGGAGGAGCTATTACAATGTGTAAGTCATGTGAAGGTCGGGGCGTACAGCCTCGCGGTGGTAAGTATATCGTATGTCCTGTTTGCAAGAAGGGCGGTAAGTTAGTAGGTAGAAAAATAACGTATAACCTATTATCAGAATACAATAGGTTTCACGGCAGTTGGTAGATCGGGGTTGTAATGGTTCGCTTTGGGTGAAGCGTTAAGCCACTCAAATACACGGGTTCGATTCCCGTCAGCTCCATGGGGGTGGGTATGAAAAAGAAAATTGTAATGAGTGAGCATTATTGGCAACTAAAAAAGTATCTCGATAGACTTACGGAAATGCAAGATACCGGTAGCGCGCCGCCTATGCTATACCCACAAGAGAATGCTGCAAAAAATGGAAAGGAGTTCGACCATGCCTAATTAGCTATAGGAGGCTTGGCATGGAAACAATAAACGAGGGTTCGATTAGTGGTAGATACTTGTGTGATATTTTGGCAGACATGAGAGATTGCCACAAAGCGCATAACTATTCGTACTTACCGGGATTGATTGAAGAGGCTCAGTATCGCGCTAATCGTATGGAGGATCGGCTGTCTCGAATTAAAGATGTTGCACGGTATGAAAAACGGCGTAATAAACTTAAGGCCGAGGTTGATGAGTTGAAGAAAACCAAAGAGGATTTAGGCGGCGAGTCGAGTGAATGGGATTAGGGATTGATAGACAAAGCAAAAGCTGATAGAGCGGTAAACTTTATACAGCGATTAAAACACACTAAGGGACGCTTTTACGGCGTTCCTTTTTTATTGGAGGGCTTTCAAGAGAAAATAGTTAGGGATATTTTCGGCACGGTCAAGGCTGATGGTACGCGGCAATATCGAACGGTGTATATCGAGCTACCACGAAAGAACGGAAAGTCCGAGCTTGGCGCGGCCATTGCTGACGTACTTTTATATGCCGACGATGAAATGGGCGCGGAGATTTACGGCGCGGCCGCGGAGCGCGAACAAGCGTCTATAGTTTTTGACGTTGCCGTACAGATGGTTAGGCAATCACCGGGATTATCGCGTAGGTCTAAAATAGTAGAGAGTACTAAGCGGATTATATATTCAGACAAGGCAAGTTTTTATAGGGTGCTATCTGCCGAACACGCAACTAAGCACGGGTTTAATGCCCACGGAGTTATCTTTGACGAGCTTCATGTACAGCCTAATCGTAAACTGTGGGACGTACTGACTTCATCTGGCGGCACACGAAGTCAGCCGATGGTTGTTGCTTTGACTACTGCGGGTTATGACAGAAATAGTATTTGTTGGGAAATGCATAAGTACGCCGAAGACATTATATCAGGAGCAAAAGTTGATCCGTCTTTTTACCCGGTGATTTTTGCGGCTGATATGGATGATGATTGGACAGATGAGGCGGTATGGCATAAGGCCAATCCTGCTTTGAATACGTTTAGAAGTATTGATGAGATGCGCGAAAAGTTTGTCATGGCTAAAAATATACCGGCTTATCAGAATACTTTTAGGCGGTTATATCTTAATCAGTGGACTTCACAGGAGGAACGATGGCTGGATATGTCGGCATGGGACGAATGTGCGGGAGAGGTAAACGAGGAAGACTTGGCAGGCTCGGACGCATACGGCGGTTTAGACTTGGCGAGTACAACGGATATAGCGGCCTTTGTGCTGGTCCTTCCGGACGCCGCAGGCAATATGGACGTGATAGCGAGGTTCTTTGTTCCGCAAGAAAACATAGATTTGCGAGAGCTGAAAGATTCGGTCCCGTATAGACTATGGGTAGAGCAAGGGCTGATTGAAGCTACGCCGGGAAATGTAATTGATTACAGATATATCCGAAAGCGGATTAACGAGTTAGGCGAGATTTACCATATTAAAGAAATAGCCTTTGACAGATGGGGCGCGACTGAGATTATTCAGAACTTAGGCGACGATGGTTTTGAGGTTGTACAGTTCGGGCAGGGGTTTAAGTCAATGGCTCATCCTACCCGCGAACTATTGAGGTTGGCGGTCGGCGGTAATTTGCGGCATGGAGGCAATCCGGTATTGCGTTGGATGGCCGATAACATGGTTGTCAAACAAGACCCGGCAGGAAATGTCAAGCCTGATAAGTCAAAGAGTTCGGAGAAGATCGACGGTATGGTTGCGCTGGTTATGGGTTTAGATAGGGCGTTACGTCACGAAGGCGGAAGCGTATATGATGACAGGGGAATGCTCACGATATGACAGAACGTAAAACGTTATGGGATCGTATATCTGGCGACCCAATTACTATAAGCATACCGAAGATTTCCGGCGGGTTATTTCGGTCACGAAAAGAGCCAATGTCTAATGAAGATTTTGCAAGGGCTTTAGGTTCTGATGCATCATGGACCGGCAAGGACGTTAATCGTACATCGGCGATGGGCATATCTGCTACATGGTCTGCGGTTAGATTATTGTCTGATAGTGTTGCAAGTCTGCCTCTTGTGTTTTATAGGCGAACAGATAGGGGCAAAGAGAAGGTTCCTAATGATCCTCTGTTTACCTTGCTTTCACGCCAACCGAATAAAGAGGAAACGAGTTATACGTTCCGTGAGACATTGCAACACCATCTTTTACTTCGCGGAAATGCGTATGCTAAAAAGGTATTTTATGGTGGCGGTAGGGTAGGGGAATTGTGGCCGCTTGATGTAGAGCATATGCGAGTTGAGCGTTCAAAGAATAGCGGCGATTTGTTCTATGCATATCATGATGGTGGTCGAGATATCATTTTGACTTGTGACGAGGTGTTACATATTCCGGGTTTGGGTTGGGATGGAATTACCGGATACGCTCCGCTTGAGATTGCAATGCAGGAGTTCGGTTATTCGATAGCGGTCAAAGAATACGGTAGTGAGTTTTTCAAGAACGACGGAACCCCGAATGGGTATCTACAGCTTAAGGGCAGACTGAAAGACGAGGATGCAGTAAAAAGACTCAAGCGATCATGGGGTGATAGTCACTCTAAGTGGGGTAAAAAAAATAGTGTAGGTGTGTTAGAGGATGAGGCAGAGTTTAAGCAGACTACTATCCCGCCCGAACACATGCAGTTTATCGAGAGCAAGAATCTATCGGTAACTGACATCGCGCGAGTATTCCGGGTGCCTCCGCATATGATAGGGGATCTGTCACACGCAACGTTTAGCAACATAGAGCAACAGAGTCTTGACTTTGTGATTAACTCTCTCAGACCGTGGCTTGTTAGGTGGGAACAGAATCTAAACAATCAGATTATACCATCGCATATGCAGGCCGAATATTTCTATGAGTTCAATGTCAACGCTTTATTGAGGGGTGACTTTGATACTCGCTCGAAAGGTTATAGAACGTTTATCGAAATGGGAGCCATGACACCGAATGAGGTTAGGGCATTAGAGAACTTCAATACCGTCGAGGGGCTTGATGAGTTTTACGTTCCGTTGAATTGGCAGAAAGTCGACGACGAGGAACTTGATAAATCTACTGAGCCGGGGGCTGGTGGTATTGTTGATGATGAAATTATAGATGATGTTGTAAAGCAAACCGCTCTCAATGGTGCACAGATAAAATCTTTACTTGAGATTATACAGAGTATTGCGGTTGGGAATCTTGCGGTTGACACCGGGAAGGCTTTGATTAAAGCAGGATTCCCTGGGCTCCCTCAATCGTTGGTTGATAAAATGATTTCGAGTATCAAAAAGATTGACGTTGTTGCCGAGCCTGACGAAACAAAAACGCGCATGATTGACGGCGTAGAAACACGGCAGACACGGGCAGCGAAATCACGGTTCAAATTGAGCAATAGATTTCGGCCTTTGTTTGAAGATGTCATAGGTAAGATAATCAGGAAGGAAGCGCGAGACATTAGAACGGGTGTAAACAAATATCTTGATACTCGCGGCCTTGGCGATTTCAATTTATTCCTTAAAGAGTTTTACAAAGAGCTTCCGGGGTATATCAGAAAGCAAATGACTCCAACGTATAGGACGTTTGCGGAATCCGTCAAGGGCGAGGTTGCTCAAGAGCTTGGCGGCGATGGAGAGTTTTCCGTTGACGATGAGAGTTTTGTAGGCGTTTGTTACCGTTTTTTTATAGGTAGGTATATAGGCAAGTCTCGAAAGGATTTGACTACCGCGATAACCAAGGCGGTTGATAGCGGAATAGAGGAAGCGGTAGAGATAGAAAAAGAGCTTACACACTGGGAAGATAAGCGGGCTGATTTTACTGCTCATGATGAAGTTGTGAGAAGTGGAAACGCTTTTGCAAAGACGTTCATGATTGCGGCAGGTGTTACGCTTTTACGTTGGGTGTCGGTTGGCGAGAGTTGTCCGTATTGCGATACACTGGACGGGAAGGTCGTCGGCGTAGATCAGCAATTCGCTTTACCTAATGACGTGATAGAGGCTAATGGCGGGGCGCTTGGCGTGAGTAGCAGCATAGGTCATCCACCGATACACCGGGGATGTGATTGTCAGATAGTTGCCGGATAGGAGAAGATATGAAAAAGGAAATTAGGACAGTACCGATTGAGCTGAGAGTTGAAGGCGGCGACAGCCCAAAGATTGTAGGACACGCTGCGGTGTTTAATAAATGGTCTGAAGACTTGGGCGGGTTTCGTGAAAAGATTGCGCCAGGTGCATTTACTAAAACGATTAGCGAGGGTGATGTAAGGGCGTTGTTTAATCATGACCCTAATTATGTACTCGGCAGAAATAAAGCCGGTACGTTATCGCTTGAAGAGGATAAGAAGGGCCTTAAGGTTTCTATTGATCCGCCTGATACGCAATGGGCGCGAGACCTTACCACGTCAATAGAACGCGGCGATATCAACCAAATGTCCTTCGGGTTTCGTACCGTCAAAGATCAATGGACTACGCCGAAAACGGGTAATGAAAATAAGCGGGAACTATTAGAGGTTGAGCTATTTGATGTATCACCGGTAACGTTTCCTGCTTATCCGCAGACCGACGTAGGTGTTAGGTCAATCGATCTTGACGAAATGAATAGGGTATTGCTGAAAGCTGACAAGGACATTCCTTTATCGGAAAACGATGAGACTATCATACGGTCTAACATTGCGATACTCGAACACCTTATAGTTGAGGAACGTGAAGAAGTAGAAGAAGAAATTGAGCCAGTTGAAACGCCAGTAGAAGAGCCGGTCACGGTTGATCACTCCGCTGCTAAGTCTCACATGGGGCGTATGCGTTTACAATTAACTGAATTAAAAATACAGGAGGACATTACAAATGTCTAAACTTAATGACTTGCTCGGGAAACGGGCAAAGTTAGTAGAAGATGCCAGGGGTATTTACGATCTGGCCGACAAGGAAGAGCGTGAGCTTTCCGCTGAAGAGTTGACGAAGTATGAGGCCGTCATGGCCGATGTCGATTCTATGGAGGTTGGTGTTAATGCCGAGAAAGCCGATGAAGCGCGCAGGAAAAATCTTGACGCTATTCAGGCCGGACTCGAAGTACCAATTGATGCCGATGTAAAACCTACTCCGGAGAAAGTGGAAACCGGTGAAGACATTACTCGTAGGGCTCTTGCGTCGTATTTCACCAGAGGTCCGATGACTCCGGCTGATGATATGCGCGCGCTTGCTATGGACCCTGATACTGCAGGTGGATTTACCGTACTGCCGGAAATGTTCGTGAGTGAGTTGATACAGAAAGTTGATGACTTAGTATTTATTCGACAGCTTGCAAACGTTATCCCGGTCGCTACTGCCGCAAGCCTTGGAGTACCTTCACTTGACAATGATCCTGCCGATCCTACGTGGACCGCTGAGATTTTGACGGGTGACGAAGATAGTACTATGGATTTTGGGAAACGATCCCTTGCTCCGCAGCCGCTTGCACAGAGAATTAAGGTAAGCAAGAAATTGCTTAGAGCTTCTTCAATCTCCATAGATCAGCTTGTTCGTAATCGGCTTGCTTACAAGGCAAGTGTTGTTGAAGAGAATGCTTTTCTGAATGGTACTGGTGCTAATCAGCCCCTTGGCGTGTTTGTAGCATCCGATAATGGTATCAGCACAAGCAGAGATGTTTCTACAGGAAACACCGCTACCGCTCTAAAGGCTGACAATCTGATTGAGACAAGATACGCGATGAAGGATCAGTATATAGCTGCCGCGCGGTGGATTTTCAACAGGGCCATAATCAAGGTTATTAGAAAGCTGAAAGATGGCGAAGGTAACTATATTTGGCGCGCCGGTATTGCAACCGACAAACCTGATACTATTCTGGACATTCCTTTTCTGTCGAGCGAATATGCCCCGAGTACGCTTACTACTGGATTATATGTTGGTATAATTGGTGACTTCAGTAACTACTGGATTGCCGACGCGCTGAACATGGAGATTCAGGTACTCATCGAGCTGTACGCTGCGACTAATCAGAATGGTTATGTACTTCGCAAAGAAACTGACGGTATGCCGGTCCTCGAGGAAGCATTCGCCAGAGTGACGATGGCGTAAGGAGGATATAATGAATTTGTTAAAGAATGCTAAGTTTCATGGTGTAATGTCTCCGTCTACCGGGACCACGACTTTACAGTCTACTGCTGTTTTGGATATGACCGGTTACGATAGTGTAATGTGGATTGCTCATTTTACTGCAAACACTAATTCAACCGGTGGATTTGGTGGTGTATATTTTATGCACTCTGACGATACTGGTACGGGAGATCAGGTAGGCTCTACTGCTACCGCTGCTATCAGTACTTCTATACCGGCAATTGATAATACCCTATACGTGCTTGACGTGCATAAGCCGTTAAAGCGGTATGTGTCGGCTATGATTTACAAGGACACCGCAAACGATGTTGATGCTTCGCTTATGGCGATACAGTACAACTCAAGCCTCGGCCCGGTTGTTCAACCCACCTCCGAAGAGGGTGTAATTAACAGCGGCGTTTTTGTAAGCCCGACTACTTAATAATGACGGGGGCTAACCGCCCCCGATAGGAGAATTAAATTATGGCTGATGACACATATATGCCATTAGTGTATATGGTGCAGGGCGGTG